CGAGCATCCTGCGCGAAGCCGAGGAGATCATCTCGGCGGATCGCGAGCGAACACATGGCAAGGCCGAGGAAAACCTCGCGAACATCGCGACGCTCTGGGACGCATGGTGTCGCGTGTCGCGCGACGCGCAGATGACGCCGCACGACGTGGCGATCATGATGGCACTGCTGAAAATCGCGCGCACGCAGACCGGCACCTACAACCGCGATGACTACGTCGATGCAGCGGGCTACATCGCGCTGGCGCATCGTCTCGCGGCGGCGGGCAACGAGGAATGATGAGATCCGTCCGTTTGATCCTCCACGGCGAGCCGGCGAGCAAGGCGAACTCGCGGCGGCTCGTCACGATCCGAGGACAGGCGCGCTTGATCAAGAGCCAGAAGGCGCTCGACTACGTCGCGGCAGTGAAGCGCACCTATCCGCCGCTGTCGCCGCTGCTGGAGGGCGACCTTCGCATGACCGCCGATGTCTATTACGCCTCGCGCCGTCCCGATCTGGACGTCTCGCTGATACTGGACGCCCTCCAGGATATCGTCTACCGTAACGACAGACAGGTCCGCGAAATGCACCTGTATCACCACCTCGACCGCGAGAACCCTCGCGCCGAGATAACCCTTGAGGAGATGCACGATGACACAGACGAATGACGACCTGTCAAGCTTTGCCGACCGCATCGAGCGGGCGATCCAGGCTGTCGAGGACGCGCGCGATGACCTCGCCGCGCTTAAGGCCGAGGTGACGAGCGCGGGCTACGACGGCGGCGCACTGGTGCGTGTGGTCGAGATGCGCCACAGCGAGAAGCGCCGGCAGAAAGAGGAAGCGCGCCTCGCGCTGGTCCGGCTGTACGCCGATCGGCTGGGCGTGCAGCTGCGCCTCGATATCTAAGAGACGGCTGGGGCTCCTCCCCGTGCGCGTCCGGCGGGGCGCGCCGCCAAAGCGGATCAGCGCCTCACGGCGTCAACACCTCCCCCAGTCACCATGCAAGGGTGATGACCGCTCCCGCCACTAAAACGGAATGTCGTCTTCGTGCTGCGAGCACGCTCCTGGCTGTTCAGCGAAATCAGCAGGAGGTGCGGCTTCGTAAAATCGGCAGATGCCATCGAGGCTGTATTTCGCGCATGTCCAGCAGATCTTAGGCTGCGGCTCCTCGACGCGCTTGCGCCACGCCTTCAAGACTTCTGGTTCAGGCGGTCGTCGCTTCGTCACGTTCCCATCTCCTTTTGATCACCCGAAAGAACTTGCCGTCCTGGCGATACTCGATCTCGCGCGGAGGCGTTGCGTTCGACAGCATGGATGCCGTCTGCTCGATATCGAATAACTCCTCATCGTTCCAATCGACGCCGGCACTCGCCGCCATTTTCACAAGCTGGCCTCGGCTCTTCTGCCCAGCATATCCGTCATGCATCACGGGCAGATACTCGACGACGACGGACGCCGCGTAGTCGGCCGGATAGTACGAGACAGCCAGCATCTCTTTCCCGCTGGTCCGGCTTACATGCTTCCGCCATGACCAATTCTTGACGGCCATCGTCTTGCCATCCTGGCCCATGATATCGTCGTCGCGCAACTCCAGCTTGACCGGCTGCATCTGCCATTCATGGCCGCAGACCGGGCACTTCCGCACGGACAACGCCACCACCTCGTCGCAGTTTGGGCATGTCTTTGTCGGGGCTTTCTTCTCCTCTGGCCCTTTCCCCGGCTTGCGCGGCGGCTGCACCGCGATGATCGGGCCATGCGTCGCCACGCATCCGGCGAAGTCGAGGACAAGGCAGTCCTTGGCCTCGCTTTTCAACCGCATCCCGCGACCGACCATCTGCACATACAGGCCGGGCGAGCATGTCGGCCGCAGCAGGGCAATTAGGTCGATGTCTGGATAGTCGAAGCCGGTCGTCAGGACGTTGGCGTTGGTCAGCGCGCGAACCCGGCCAGCCCGAAAGTCTGAGATGATGCGGTCGCGCTCGGCTGGCGGTGTGTCGCCAAGCACACATTCAGCCGTGATCCCGCGCTTCCGCAACTCGTCGCGCACGCGCTCGGCGTGACGAACGCCGGTGCAGAAAAACAGCCACGCTTTCCGCCCCTCGGATCGAGCGATGACCTCATCGACGGTCGAGGTGTTCAACGCGTCGGTATCAGCTGCGGCCTGTAGTTCGGCCTCGATGTACTCGCCGCCTCGCTTGTGGACGCCGCCGACATCGATCTTCGCCGCTGTCGCCTTTGATCGCAGTGGCGAAAGGAAGCCCTTATAGATCAACTCTTCTACGCTGACGGGCTCGATCAGATCCCAGAACAGCGCGGGCGCATCTGTGATCATGCCGTGCCCGAGGCGATACGGTGTCGCCGTGAGACCGACCACGCGCAGGGCCGGGTTGACCTTCGACAGATGATCGATCAGCACACGATAGCTGCCCTGTTCCTTGTGATTGACAAGGTGGCACTCGTCAATGATGACCAGATCGACATGGCCTATTCTGTCGATCTGACTGATAATCGATTGAATGCCGGCGAACGTGATCGGCTCGTCAAGCTGGCGGCGACGCAAGCTGGCCGAGTAGATCCCGAGCGGCGCGCCAGGCCAGTGCTGGCGCATCTTCTCGGCGTTCTGCTGGATCAACTCCTTCACATGAGTCAGCATCAAGATGCGAGTCTCGGGCCAATTCTGCACGGCGTCCTTGCATAACGCCGCGACGATGTGGCTCTTCCCCGAACCTGTCGGCAGGACGAGGCACGGGTGACCGGCGTTCTTTTCGAGCCACGCATATAGCATGTCTATGGCGCGGCGTTGATATTCACGGAGCATCGGCCTCTCCGAGAATCTCGCGGCTGGAATACACGTTCGCATCCGCTTCGCCATTGGCGACCATCGCGCCGTCGATTTCCCATAGAGCCACCCATTCGATGCCGCTGTCGTGCAGCTTCCACGGCACCAGATCAGGGTGAAACACATGCGAAGGGCAAGCCGCGCGCTGCGCGTCTGACGGGATCACCTCGTCTTCCCATCGCGCGCAGCGCCATTGCCCGTCGCCGCCGGGCGTCGAGTGCGCGCATGTGCGGCAGTTGATCTCCGTCGTCTTGCGCGATCCGTGGCATAGGTCGCGCGCCGGGCAGAACTTGCACTCGCACCATGACGGATCATCACTGATACCGGGCGGCATCCGCTCGGCCAGCGCAATCCTCGCGCCCCGCTCAATGTGCTTCTCGGCCACGGCTCTATCGCGCTCGATGCGCTCGACGTGCAGCCGGTCATCATCCTTGCACACGGCGACATAGAGCGCGCGGTCTATGTCCATGCCGTGCATGTAGGCTTGCATCTGGACATGGTGCAGCGGCTTGGATTTTGCCACGCCGTTCGCGACGAGGTCATCGAACGACTTGCGCGCATGCGTCTTGAACTCGGCCACATGCCGCGTCTTCGGAGCCTCTGGGACGCCGCTGTCGATGATGGCGTCGAGCGATCCACCAACATGCGGGGCAAGCTCGACGCGATATTGGCGTCCGTCTGGCATCCGATCATGCACCACGCAGCCTATGGCGCGCAGATCCGTAATGATCGACGCCTCCTCGTTGTGGCCGCGCCGGAATAGCCGCCGGATGCGACCTGGGATCTGCTCGCGGAATGCCCAGCGAAAGCTGAGCCACAGATATCGCTCGCACTTGTGCCCGAGCATCGACGCGCCGAGATGGTCGCGATGTGGCTCGTCGGCGGTCGCTTCGTGATGCTTGTCAATGAGCGCGACGGTGCTATGATTGGCCTCGGGAACTGTCGCCATGCAGTGTCCTCCTCCCTGTAGACTTGGGGCGGCAGCAATCCACCGCTGCCGCCCCATTTTCGTTCAGGCCTTGCGAGCCCACGGCGGAGCGGCGCGAGACGGCGCAGCAGCGGGCGCAGACATGGCTGGCTTGCTCGCCGCCGGCTGCGGAAGCTGACCCTTTGCCAGCGGCATCGTCGCCGCCACCTCGTTACGCGGGCCGTATTCGTCCGACTGCTTCACGGCGACCTTGATCTCGGCCTCGCCGCCGACCAGCTGGTCCGTGTCCTGAACCGCCGCGAGCCCGATTGCCCGCATGATCTCGCCCAGCTGGCGACGCCCGATCTCCTCGGCCGCTGACGATTGGTTGCGGATGTTCAGGTTCTGGAACACAACGCGCCCCTGGTGCGCGGGGCCGAGGATGTCCCACCGGACCTTGATGTATTCCCCGGTGCCGGACTTCGTCAGGCCGACGCTGGCCTCGGCGATCTTGGCCTGATACTTGCCCGCAGGGATCGGATCGTAATTTCCAGACGGTGGGAGGTCGTCAGCGCGGAACGATTGATTCAGTAGAGCCATTGGTCACTCCTTCCTGGTGATGGTGTAGCTAGGGCGGGACGGTGTCGTGGTGATCGCTGCGAGCAGTGGCGTGGTCACAGTGTCGGGCGCGGCCTTCCATGCCCTCGCATCGATCTCGGGCTTCCACCGGAAGATCGTGGCGAGATGCGCCTCGATGCCATGCTCGGCGGCGATCTCCTGGGCTTTGTCCGCATCGACCTTCCGGTTCATGCGTCCGACAACCTTGATGACGAAGCCGTCCGGCGTCGCGGTCTCGGTTCCCTCAAGCGTCTCGGCAATGCCGATCAGGCTCGACAGACGGTCCTCGATCTTTCGACGCTCTTCTACCGCCACTCGCTCGGCTTCTTTCGCCGCGAGCCACAACTCGCTGAGCGTCTGCATTTCGCCTCGATGCTCCTGTGCATCAGCCGACATTTGCCGTCTCCTCTCCATACGAAACTCCCGCAGCCGCACGTTTCACATCAGCTGCATCTAAACGATATCGTCCCAGCACTTTTCGTGCAGGAAGCCTCCCGTCTTTGATCGCTCGACGAACTGTGGCTTGTATAACGCCTAGCTCGCTGGCCGCTTGCGCAACGGTCAAGCTTGCAGACTGATGTTTATTGTCTTCGCGTTTCATGCCTTGTCTCCTTGGATCTTGCGAATGATCGCCCCGAGGTCCGGAGCTTCCCACGCGGCCAGTTTCCCGCTGCGGTCCTTCGCTTGCCACAGCCCATCGCTGTCGCACATCAGCGCTCGTTGCGATGCGCCCTCGGCGTCGCGCTCGACCCGCAGTGCAAGTACCTCGTCGAAGAAATACGGCAAGGCTTGGCCGGTCTTGTTTCCCGGCATCGAGGGGGCATAGAGGACGCGCCCCATCTCGTCCTGGGTCTTCTCCACCTTGGCCGACATGTACACATGGCGACCGGGCAAGTCGCGAAATGACCGGATGATGTCGGTCATCTGCTCCTGCATCGCGCCGTACGCTTGGCGCGGGTCTTTCGTCGCCTTCTTCTCGGCGTTGAGACAGACCTCAGCGATCTCGCTGATGCTGTCGAGCGCCACCGATCTGAACTCGATCGCTTCGGCGCTGGTCGCCAGCCACGACCAAGCCTCGCGCAGCGTGGTCATGTCGGAGACCTCGATATACGGGAGATCGGCATCCTGAATGGACAGCAGACCGCCCTCGGCTGACAGCACGATCGGTGCTGGCAGGGTCTTGATGAGCGTCGTTTTGCCTGCGCCAGCCTGTCCATACACCAACAGCTTGACGCCATTGGCGGACAGACCGCTGGTGCGGCTGATCCTGATTGCCATGATAGTTCTTCCTTTTCCCGCCAGTCGGACCATTCCGGTCGGCGTTCCAATAATCTGCGCCAGATCGCGGGCCGATGTCAACGTCGCTTTTCTGGCGCGTTGCAAAGTTCCGGCGTCTGGTCCACGATGGCGCTCTACACAAGGAGGCTACATGGCAGATCTCAGGTCCATTCTCGGCGGCTCATGGTCGCCGCCCAAAGAGCGCGCGTTGGAACTGCCGGAGCAACAGCTGCGCGACGCGATGGCGTCGGCGGGCATAACGCCACCGGCAGCAATTCACCTCGACGGGACGCTTCATCGGTTCGTCAGCGGGGCGAAGGGGCGGCCGGGCGCGGGCGACAAGTCCGGCTGGTACATCGCCTTCGGCGACGGCATCCCCGCCGGTCGGTTCGGATGCTGGCGCGCCGGCATTGAGCATTCATGGCGGGCCGACATCGGGCGCACGGTGACAGCGGTCGAGGAGATGGCTCACGCGCGCCGGATGGCCGAGGCCATCGCGGCTCGGGATGCAGAGCGGCAGCGGACGCGCGAGACAGCCGCCGACACTGTCGCGGCGATCTGGGAAGGATGCGGGCCAGCCGCGCCAGCCCATCCGTATCTTGCTCGCAAGGGTATCCAGGCCCACGGGGCTCGGGTCACGGGCGACGGGCGTCTGGTGGTTCCGCTCTATCAGCCGGACGGCGATCTGGTCTCGCTCCAGTACATCGCGGCGGACGGCCAGAAGCTCTATCATCCCGGCGGTCAGGCCGGTGGCTCGTGCTGGTGGATTGGCGATCTGGAGGCCGATAGCGGGCCGATCTATCTGGCCGAGGGCTTCGCGACCGCCGCCACAATTTACGAGGTGGCCGATAGGCCGGTCGTGGCGGCCTATAGCGCATCGAACCTGGTCCCGGTCGCCGGGAGCCTTCGGGCGCGCTTTCCCGCTCGCGAGATGGTCATCGTGGCGGACCACGACGCCAGCGGCGTCGGACAGCGATACGCCGAGCAAGCCGCCGCAAAGCACGGCGCGCGGGTGGTAGTCCCGCCAAGCCCAGGCGACGCCAACGATTACCGTGCCGCTGGTCACGATCTCGCGGCGCTCCTCAACCCGCCGGCCGATGGCTGGCTCGTCCCGGCGGACGAGTTCAGCGCGCAGCCGTCCCCGATCCGGTGGCTGGTGCGCGGGTGGCTCCAGGCCGAGAGCCTCCTCATGGCCCACGGGCCGTCCGGCGGCGGTAAGACGTTCGTCGTCTTGGACTGGTCCCTGACGCTCGCGGCAAGGCGGGAAATCTGGCGACAGGCGAGGGTGAAGCCGGGGCCGGTCGTCTATCTAGCGGGCGAGGGCCACGCGGGCCTACGGGCCAGAATAGCGGCCTGGAAGCAGCATCACGGCGTCGAGCGTCTGGACATGTGGCTGTCCAGGGACGGCCTGGACTTGAACACGCCGGACGGGTATCGCCGGACCGCAGAAGCCATCCGCGCGCTCGACCGCCGGCCTGTCCTGATCGTCGTTGACACGCTCCATCGGTTCCTGGCTGGCGACGAGAACAGCGCCCAGGACGCCAAGTCGATGCTCGACGCATGTGCGCGGCTCATGACGGAGTTCGGATGCTCGGTGCTCCTCGTCCATCATACCGGCGTGATGGAGGAGGCCCAGCATCGGGCGCGCGGGTCGAGCGCCTGGCGCGGGGCGCTGGACATCGAGATCTCGGTGGTGCCCGCCAAGGGGCAGGATCCGATCCAGATCGTCCAGCGCAAGAGCAAGGACGCCGAGTTGACCGCTCCTGCCTTCGCGCGGCTTGAGCAGGTGCCTATCGCCGGATGGACTGACGAGGACGGCCAGCCGGTCGGCAGCGCGGTGGCCGTCGAGGCCGATGCGCCGGTCGAGCGGCCAAAGATCGATCATAAGCTCAACGGACACCGACAGATGTTCAAAGACGCATGGTTGAAGCGAGGGGCCGAGGATCGCGACGGGCTGCCGTACCTATCGAGGGCGGCGCTCGTTGATTACCTGATCGAAGAACGGGAACTTGAACAGAGCAGTGCAGACCAAGTGGCGAAGGGGTCTGTCCCAGGGAAGATGACGACAGTTCTGGCCGAAGCGGGTGTCATCACCATCGAAAAGGATGGGAAAAAGACCACCGGGTATTTGGTGATAGACTCAGCTCAGGCCGCCGCCATGATGATAGCAAGGAAGGAAGATCAGGACCGTACCTGACCGTACCGCACCGTACCAAGCCGTACTTTGGTACGGTTGGCAAAGGCAGCCTGACCGTACCGTACCGTACCGGGGTTCTTTAGAACCCGGTACGGAGGTACGGCTGATGCGCGACGAAACGCTAAAATCCAATGCACTTATAAGTTGAGACCTGAGGAGATCGTGGATATGCCAAACCCAGTCCGCTCAACCCGCACCAGCGGCCGAAAAAACCGCCCTAGCGTCGATCCTGCCGAGCCGGTCATCCCGCCGACCATCGAGCGCGCGCGGCACGCCGAGCACGGGATCGAGGTGGCCGAGCCCGAGAGGACAGAGCGGGGCGGTGGTCGAGCCTATACCGACGCTCAGGGGAGAGCGTCGAGGCCGTGGAGGGTCGTGGACACGCTGGCGGCGATGGAGCGGGCAGGGACCATCGACGGCGAACAACGGGCAGCGGGCGAGAGGTATCGCGCGCTGTTTGAGATCAGCGGGCGAGCCGGGGCCAGCGCGACCAGGATCGAGCCTCGGTCCGGCGGCGGCGATCAGGCGTCGGCCATTGAGCGACGGGTGGCGGCGGGACGGGCGCTGGCCGATGCGGCGCAGCTGCTCGGAGGGCCGGGGCCGCTGCATAGCATCGTCGTGGAGATCGTCGCGCTCGGGACGTCCTGCTCGGCCTGGGACCGCGCCCATCGGTGCAGGGAGGGCAGGGCATCGGCCATGCTGGCCGAGGCTCTCGGTATCCTGGCGAGGGATTGGCGATGACCAAGACGGCACGCTTGACCCGGCGGCGGCGACACCCTACCTTATGCCGTATGATGCGCGAGTCGCGCCGATGAAGACCATCGGTCAGCCCTTACGAGGGCAAGCGCGGCGGACCCTGACGACGGTGGTCGAGGGGCGAGATAGCTACTACGATAGCGCCGAGCACCGGGCGTGGAGCCGAGAGGTGCTGCGCCGTGCGGCCGGTATGTGCGCCAGCTGCGGCGCGCTAGATCGGCGACTGATCGCGGACCACCGCGTCGAGATCCGCGATGGCGGCTCGAGGACGGACCCGGCGAATGGACAAGCTTTGTGCTCGCCATGCCACGCTCGAAAGACGGCGGCGACGAGAACAAAGCGGCACTCAAGCGTTAACATCGGTGGAAAGCGACCCGAAACAGGCGTTTAAATGGCCTTCCTGCCCATGGGGTAGGGGGTGTTAATGTTTGGGGGCTTGGGGACGCACAATGCACAGGGGGCCACCCAGAGACTTTTCCGCCTGGG